GGATTAGGATTACCCGTTGGTGTAATGAATGATGTGGCTCAACAACAAATGATGGCTAATGTTCCTACACAACCAATAAATCCTATTGACATGCAGCACGCACAAGATATGCAGGACAAAGCGCAACAATCGGCTGGCCAGCAAAAAGAAGAAACAACCATAACTAAATTGAAACGCATATTATAAATATTTGATTGGAGAATAAAAAATGACAGACAGAAATATTATCGATTACGCTCAAGATGACAATGCCGTTGAATTTAAAAACGCATTATATAATTCTATTCACGATAAAGTGACGGCACATATTGAAGCTAAAAAGCAAGAAGTAGCACAAAGTTTAATTAGTCCACAACCACAACAAGCAACCGCGGAGGATACACCAGTTGAAAACACTTAAACAGTTTATGACGGAAGCAACTGCTCATAAAGATAAACAAATGGATCCTCCAAATGTTTTGATTATGAAACGAAAGTCTATTAGACAATTTTCTAATGACCAGCGAGTTGCGTTATATTATGTGGATAAGATTAATAAATATGTAACAGTACCTTATACAGCAATGCAATGGAGTGCATCTGCACCAACATCAAGTGCAGCTGAAGAACTATAATAGGATAAAAAATGGCAACCTCAAACAGTATACAAATTTTAGTTGACACCAATAAACGAACCGTTATTAAACGAGTTGGTATTTTTGATGCAGCTGGTGGAGATGAAAACGAAACCGTTATTATTGATCCTAAGACTTTGGCCTATGCATTGAATGCCAATAATTTAATTTATCAATCAGGCAATACGGTTGCTACAGGATTTGCAAACTCTGCATTTACTATTTCTAGAGTTGTTGCCTCTGTTGATGCTGAAGTCGGTCACCTACAATTAAAATGGCAAGGCACCGTAAATTCTGCAACCATCTATGCTTTGGGTGTTGGAACAACAGATACAAATCCTAATTGTCAGTTCCCAGTCATTGGTAACAATGCACAAGGACCTACAGGTAACGTAACAATCAAAACTGTTGGTACAACGGCTAATGCTGCTTATACAATTATCATTGAATTACATAAAAACGGTCAGTTTTATAGTGCCGGTCAGTTCCAAGACCCAGCTGCATTTAACTACCCTCCTTATGGTGTAACTCCATAATGAGTAGTTTTGTTTCTAAACTTCTATCGAATAATCTTGTAGAAGCAAGAAACGAAATAGAAGATAAGTTAAAAAATCTGGTTGATGAAAAACTCAACCAGATTAGATTGCGAATTACCGCAGAGATGTATGATGTAATTATTGAAGGTAACATATTAAGAATGGGCAGAACCAAGATGATTAAGGTTCGTGTCCGTAAAGGTAAGATACAACGCCGTAAGAAGTTTTCGGCAGTTAAAGGTTATACAATTCGTGGTGGTAAGTTAACACGAATGACACCAATGGAACGCAGACATCGTAAGATGGGCGCCAAAAGGTCAAAGTTTAAAAGAAGGGCTAAATTAAGACAATCCCTCAGAAAAAGAAGAATGTCTTTAAGAAAAAGAACGGCAATGGGACTATAATAAAAATGAAACACAGTAAAGAAATTAACGAAACGGTAAATTACCTTACAGAAGATGCTGATGGCAAGAAGTCATTGTTCATCGAAGGTCCGTTCTTGGTGGCTGAAACCAAGAACCGTAATGGCCGTTTGTATGAATTTAACACAATGAAAAAAGAAGTTGCTAGATATACAGAATCATATATCAACAAGCAACGTGCTTTTGGAGAACTAGGCCATCCAGAAACTCCGACCATCAACTTAGACCGTGTATCACACATGATTGTAGGTCTCAGAGAAGATGGTAATCAATGGATTGGTAAAGCAAAGATTTTAGATACTCCTATGGGTAACATCGCCAAAAGTCTTATCGAAGGTGGTGCTCAATTAGGTGTATCTTCAAGAGGTATGGGCTCGTTGAAAAATGTTAACGGTGTTAATGTTGTTCAGCCCGATTTCTATCTAGCCACAGCGGCAGATATTGTAGCAGATCCTTCCGCCCCAGGCGCTTTTGTGCAAGGTATCATGGAAGGTAAGGAATGGATGTTGGTCAATGGTGTATGGACAGAACAAGATTATTCTCAAGCAAAGTCTTTAATTAAGGCGGCAACAAGAGAACAAATTGAAGAAGTAAGTCTACGCATCTTTGGAAACTTCCTTAAAAAACTTTAATTATAAATATCCAATATAAATCAAGGAGATTTTCAAAATGGGAAAATTTAATCTGTCCGAAGCCGCTAAAGAAGTTCTTTCTGGCAATGTTGCTAGCAAGAAAAGTGGCCAAGAATCCGGTGTAGGTAATACATCTTTAAAAGGTGATGTTGCTTACGGTACTAAAGAAGTTGACGTTGGTTCTACACCAACCAAAACAACTGACGCTAATCCTGACTATACAAAAGGTGCACCAACAGCTAAGGCTCCGGGTGCAACTCCTCCTGTAGGTTCTGAGCCTAAGAAAGTTTTGGCTAAACAACCTGCTGAGAGTGGTTCTGTTGAAGATCCAGAAGGCAAAGCAGGCAAACAAACCATGGCTAAAAATCCTGGTGCTACATTCCAATCTTACGGTGAAGAAACTGAGTCTGATGACGAAGTTGTTGCTGAAGAAAAAGAAGAAGAACACGAAGATGAAGCTGAAGATAAAAAACTCATCAAAAAGATGATTAGTAAGGCAAAAATGAAAGAAGATATGGATGCATTGCTGTCTGGTGAAAACCTTTCAGAAGAATTCGTTACTAAAGCTGCTACAATTTTTGAAGCTGCCGTTGTTGCTCGTGCAGAAGAAGTTATTGCTGAAGCTGAAGCACAATTACAAGAGCAGTTTGATGCTGCTGTTGAAGAAATCAAAGAAGATTTGGCTTCTAAAGTTGACGACTATCTCAACTATATGGTTGAAGAATGGATGAAAGAAAACGAAATCGCAATTGAAAAAGGTCTCCGTGCTGAAATCGTGGAAGACTTTATCGGTGGATTACGCAACCTGTTCGTTGAACACTATATCGACATTCCTGCCGACAAGGTAGATGTTGTTGAAGAATTGACAAACAAAGTTGAAGAACTCGAAGCATCTTTAAACGAAGAAATGAATCGTTCTGTTGAGTTGGTAAAATCTCTTAACGAACAGAAAAAAATTGAGGCTATCTACACAGCGTGTGAAGGCCTGTCGCAGACCCAAGTAGAGAAATTAAAATCGCTCGCAGAGAACGTTGATTTTACTACTGAAGAAGAATTTGTTGCTAAAGTGGACGTTTTGAAAGAATCTTATTTCAAATCTGAAGTTAAAGCTGCTGATTCATCTGCTTTGGACGATGAAGTTCAAATCGAAGAAGAAACAAAGAAACCAGCCGTTTCTGTTGATCCTTTAATCGAACAAGTCGCAAGAACTATTTCACAATCAAAGAAGTAATAACCTTATAATAATAAAAAGGAAATAAAATGTATTTAACAGAAGAACTACAAAAAAAATGGGAACCAATTCTTGAGCATCCAGAATTAGAGTCCATCAAAGACCCATACAAGAAAGCTGTTACAGCTCTTGTTTTGGAAAACCAATCACAAGCAATGCGTCAAGATGCAATGGCTTTGAACGAAGCAACTGCTTCTGCTCCTACTAACGTAGGCGGTGGCGTTTCTAACTTTGATCCAATCTTGATTTCTTTGGTACGCCGTGCTTTGCCAAATCTTATCGCTTATGACGTTGCTGGTGTTCAACCAATGACAGGTCCTACAGGTTTGATTTTTGCAATGCGTGCTAAGTATGCTACTCAAGGTGGTACTGAGGCATTCTACAACGAAGCAAATACAATGTTCTCTGGTACAGGTTCTGCTGGTAACCCTTACGGTTTCACTGGTACAACTGCAACAGACACAAGTACAAACTTCCAAAACCAAACTACTGCTAATACTACATCTGGTATCGCTATTCCTACAGCAGCTGCTGAAGGTTTGGGTGCTGATGCTAATGCAGCGTTTGCTCAAATGGCTTTCTCTATCGAGAAAGTTACTGTAACTGCTCAATCACGTGCTTTGAAGGCTGAGTACTCATTAGAGTTGGCACAAGACTTGAAAGCAATTCATGGTCTTGACGCTGAAACAGAATTGTCAAACATTCTGTCTACTGAGATTCTTGCTGAAATCAACCGTGAAGTTATCCGTACTATTTACAATACTGCCGTTGGTGGTGCTCAGTATGGTACAACTACTGCTGGTACATTCGACTTAGACACAGACTCAAACGGTCGTTGGTCAGTTGAGCGTTTCAAAGGTTTGATTTTCCAAATCGAGCGTGATGCAAACATTATTGCTAAACAGACTCGTAGAGGTAAAGGTAACGTGATGATTGTTTCTTCTGACGTTGCTTCAGCAATGGCAATGGCTGGTGTATTGCAATATACTCCTGCTCTCCAAGCTGATTTGCAAGTAGATGACACAGGTAACACATTTGCTGGTATGTTGCATGGCCGTATCAAGGTTTATATCGACCCGTATTTTGGTGGATATCAATCTAACCAAGAACTCGTAACTATCGGTTACAAAGGTTCTAGCCCATACGATGCAGGTTTGTTCTATTGCCCATACGTTCCGTTGCAAATGGTTCGTGCAGTTGACCAGTTTACATTCCAACCTAAGATTGGTTTCAAAACTCGTTACGGCATGGTAGCTAACCCATTCGCACAAGGTCCTGTAGCTGGTGGCAACGCTTTGACTTCACGTTCAAACGTTTACTATCGTTTGTTTGCTGTCAAAAACTTGATGTAATATAAAAATCACCGTAGAGTGATACTTTAGAGAGACCTCTTCGGAGGTCTCTTTTTTTATGGCCTAAATAATCATATGACAGCACTTACAAGAACCCCCGAAGCAGGTAGTTTTCTACAACCGACAAAATACCTATTAACATTTGATAGGATTAAAACGGTACAGTTCTACTGCCAATCAGTTAACATACCTGGAATCAACCTAGGACAGGCACCAATCAGCACACCTATGTTGGACATATTTGCACCAGGTAATAAGATTACTTACAACCCACTAAACATACATTTCTTGGTTGATGAGAAGTTACAGTCATGGCAAGAATTACACGCTTGGTTCCGTTCCATCGCATCTCCAGAGAGTTTTGATGAGAGAAAAAGGTTGGGCACACTCCAGAACCAATACTCTTTAGGCGGAAAAAGACCACAGGCATATTCTGATGCCACACTAACGGTATTATCATCCTTGAATAACCCTATTTTAAGGGTCAAATTCTACAATATGTTCCCAATTACACTTTCGGATATCATATTCGATTCCGCACAATCGGCAGATGATGTAATTTCAGCGGATGCGGTATTCATATTTGACTATTTTGATTTTGAATACGCTTGACATTTAATTAATATTATGTTATATTAAAGGTTTAGATACCTTTTTATATTATGGAAAACTTAGAACAAATACTGAAATTGTGGGAAAAAGATGCAGACATTGACCAGACAGAACCTGGTAAAGAACTGCTGAAGATTCCAAAACTACACAACCAATATCTCTCCATTCTTACCAAACACAAGATTGCTTCCAAAAAGGCACATTTTGATTACTTGCGTATGCGTAAAGTAAAACTCGACTATTATGCCGGAAGAATGGATCAAGAAGATTTAGAAAAATATGGATGGCAACCTTTTGCCTTTGTATTGAAGTCTGATATCAATGCCTACTTAGAAGGCGATTCGGACCTTATTAAATTATTAGAGAAAAAAGTATATCACGAAGAATCTGTTTCTGTTGTTGAATCAATCATGTCTGAATTGAAACAGCGAACATGGCAGTTGCGTGATTTTATATCATGGGAAAAGTTCATTGGCGGACAGTAATTTAATAATATCCAAAAAAGATGAAGTATATGTAAAGATAACCTGTGAGAAATCAATCGCAAAAGAGTTATCGGAGTTTTTCACATTCTTTGTTCCTGGTTATCAGTTTGTTCCGGCATTTAGAAACAGAGTTTGGGATGGAAAGATAAGACTCCTGAATTTACAGAGTTCCACTTTATATCGAGGACTTCTGTATTATGTGGAACAGTTCTGTAAAGAAAGAGGTTACACATTTGAGTATCAAGATGGAGTAGATACAGAAGATGAATACTCCAAATATCATGCAGAAAAGTTTATTAAAGAATTGGACATTCACGGCCGTGGAGAACCAATCGAAGTAAGAGAACATCAAATTGCGGCATACATTCATGCTATGCAAAAAAAGAGAGCCTTGTTGGTATCACCAACCGCATCAGGTAAATCTCTTATCATCTATCTACTCTTTCAACAGTTATACAAATATCAAAATTTAAAAGGACTTGTAATTGTTCCAACCACATCTTTGGTTGAACAGTTATATTCCGACTTTGCCGATTATAACAATGAAAATATGGAACCATTTCTTCATCGTATCTATCAAGGTAAAGAAAAAGACACAGACAAACCGTTGACAATATCCACTTGGCAGTCTTTGTATAAAATGCCAAAAGAATATTTTGAACAGTTTGATTATATTATTGGTGACGAAGCACACCTATTCAAAGCACAATCTCTTACCACCATTCTTACCTCATGTATCAATGCCAAGTATAGATTTGGATTGACAGGTACTTTAGATGGAACTAAAACACATAAACTGGTACTCGAAGGTTTGTTTGGTCCAGTTAAGAAAGTAATTACCACAAAAGAACTGATAGACAAAGGTCAAGTATCCAATTTTGATATTAAATGTTTGTGCCTTAAACATGATGATAAGATATCTAAATTAATTAAAGAAAAAGCGACATACCAAGAAGAAATTGCTTATCTGATTTCCTGTGAGGCAAGAAATAAATTCATTAAGAATCTGGCGGTTAGCTTAGGTAAAAATACTTTGGTGTTGTACCAAATGGTTGACAAACATGGCAAAATACTGTATGATATGATTAAGAACACCAAGAACATTGGTGATAGAAAAATCTTCTTTGTGCATGGTGGAGTTGATGCTAATGATAGAGAAGAAATAAGAAGAATTATGGAGATTGAACAAGATGCAATTGTCGTTGCTAGTTTTGGCACTTTTAGTACTGGTATTAATATTAGGAATTTGCATAACATTATATTTGCAATGCCAACTAAATCGAGCATACGAACTTTGCAATCAATTGGACGAGGCTTACGACAGAGTGAAGGCAAAGAAATTGCCACTCTCTACGACATCTCGGATGACCTCAGAGTAGGTAAACATATGAATCACACTTTAAAACATTTCGTGGAGAGGGTTCGTATATATACTGAGGAGAAGTTCCCATTTAAAATCTATAAGATAGGACTAAAAAATGGATAATATTAAAATAGTCAGATTAAAGAATGGTGAAGATATTGTTGGTCAATTAACCAATGTCGATGATTCATACGATGTTGTTGAACCTATGACCGTGGATGTAGAGTATCGTGGTAAAGAACCTGGATTGGTAATGCGTCATTGGTTACCTATTCAATTGGTAAAGTATAATGAGATTACTATTAAACAAACGGATGTTCTTTGTGTTTTGGAACCTTCAGAAGATTTTGCTGAGTATTATATGAATACTGTGGAAAAAGTTCACGACTTGCTTAAGGCAAGAAACCTCGTAGACGAACTTGATGATGATGAAGTAAATGATATTATGGATGCTTTAGATGAATTACAACAACAAGGGAATACATTACATTAATGGTTCCTTATATTACTTTCAACCAAGGACATACTCGACTATACACACTTGTCAAGCATATGTCAACAACTAATTATGGTAAATATGATAACACCTACTCCTAAACCTCCTAAGAAACCTAAACAGTATGTTAATAATGGTGACTTTCTTGCTGCCTTGATTGACTACAAAGAAAAGTGTAAAGAGAATAAGAAGAACAAAGTAGAACCTCCTCCTATTCCTAATTACATTGGTGAGTGTTTTATGAAGATAGCAGAAGGTTTATCACACAAACCTAACTTCATTAACTATACCTATCGTGACGAAATGATATCGGATGGTATTGAAAACTGTATAATGTATTTCAATAACTTTAATCCAGAGAAGTCTAAAAACCCATTTGCTTACTTTACTCAAATCATTTACTATGCCTTTTTACGAAGAATACAAAAGGAAAAGAAACAGACTTATGTTAAGTACAAAGCCACAGAGATGATTGGTATTCTTGATGAGTTTGAAATGCTTGAATTTGAAGATGGTACCACCAAACAGTTTGAACTCTATGATAACATTGGTGAATTTATTGAGAATTATGAAGAAGCTAAAGCAGCCAAAAAAGTGGTAAAGAAACCCAAAGGTATTGAAAAGTTCTTAGGAGAATGATATAATGAGAGAAGCATTTAAAGTATTATTGTTTTTAGCTATATGTTTTATTGTGATTAAGGATGTGAATCAGTATGTAAATTATAGGCTTGATTCACAACTATATGAAATTATGGCTAAAAAATATAACTGTACATTTTTAACCCCTTCAGCCAGCAGAGCCGATGTTGGTATGTTTGACTGTGAAGGAAAGATTACATTTAAGAAATTAGAATCTGAATAAAATGTATCGAGTGCACTATTATAATACATCAGGAGAACTAAGAGAAAAAGATTTAGAATCTCTTGATGGTGTGTGGCAATTTGTTAATAAGTTACCAAAAGAATCAGTATCGGAAATACAACATTATGAAAATAGCGATAATTACAGACCAACATTTTGGGGCGAGGAATGATTCAATTCATTTCTTAGATTATTATGAAAAGTTCTACAAAGATACATTCTTTCCAACTATTGATAGCCACAATATTACTACTGTGCTTATTCTCGGTGATACTTTCGACCGTAGAAAATATGTAAACTTTTATTCCTTGAAACGAACCAAGGAAATGTTTTTTGATGAGTTGGCCAAACGTGGTATTAAAGTACATATGTTGGCAGGTAATCATGATACTTATTTCAAAAATACCAATGATGTTAATTCGGTAGACCTATTGCTCCGTGAATATGATAACATTAATGTCATCGATAAACCCACAACAATCAATTTAGATAATATTCCAATCTGTATGATTCCATGGATTTGTCCAGAGAATTATGGCGATTGTTTAAAAGAGATGGAAGATACAAACGCTGACCTTTGTATGGGTCATTTTGAAATTGCCGGATTTGCCATGCATCGTGGTATGCCATCACTTGAAGGATTAAATCGTGATATCTTTAGACGCTTTGACCGTGTTTTCAGCGGTCATTACCATCATCGTTCTAGCTCTGATAACATCACATACCTTGGAAATCCTTACGAACTCACCTGGCAAGATTATAATGATCCAAGGGGCTTTCATATTTTTGACCTTGACACTTATGATAATGAGTTCAATCCTAATCCTAATGTAATGTTCCACAGAGTTATCTATGATGACCGTGAAGAATCTATTACAGAAATTAATAATAAAGATTTAAGCAAGTATACCAATACCTATGTTAAGGTTGTGGTAGTCAACAAAACTAATCCTTATCTGTTTGATAAGTTCATGAACCATTTATATGAAGTTAATCCAATCGATATTACCATTGCCGAAGATATGGTGGACTTGACAGAAGGTGTAGAAAATGATATGATTAATGAAGCTGAAGATACTATCACGATTATTAATAAATTTGTGGATGGTATTCAAGAAGAACATATTGATAATGATAAACTCAAAACAGTATTAAAAGAACTGTATGTTGAGGCACTTAACCTAGAACAGGCATGATTATATTCCAAAAGGTTCGTTGGAAGAATTTTCTTTCAACCGGGAACGCATTTACAGAAATTGATTTTCAAAGGTCACCAAACACACTCATCATTGGACAT